TATAAACTTCATTGAAATTCTGGTTTGTGGCATCCATTGCAACGCGAAGTGGATCACCTGTTCCGTCATTAGGTTCTGCACCAATATTAATTGCTTGCTTTGCCATGGTTTCTCCGTTTTTTTCCTATACTATATTTATTAGTTAATTTTATGAAAGGCTATTGCCGTCGTTATCAAAATATTCTTGTATAACTTGTTTTACTTCTGTAGGTACAGTGTGCCCGCCGTTTTGGTTAACTCCAAATACTACTTGATGAGTATTTGATCCTATTGCATATTTGTAAAGACGCATATTTGAATATAAACCAGATGTAACGTATGCCCCTGCTTTATTTCCGCTAAACCCTTGAGACTTAGCTAAATAATACGCGCTGTCGTCGGCTGCAAATACAGTTGCGCCTGAAGGAGCGGCGCCACCACCAAATGGAACGGTTGCGTCAACACTTCCGTTAATTTGGAAAAACTTTCTGCCAGTTGTTGAAGGATACCACAAATTATAACCATGATAATCTAAGTTATCACCAGTATCTTCTTCGTCTCTTGGCTTCCAAAACTTATCATTACGATATTGATTAATTTCCATTTGAGAAATCACAGGGCATACAATATCTAAACCGTCACCCATATATTCTAGACCAACCCGTAATGCTAAAGCACCACCATTTGAGAATCCTATAATACGTATTTTTGAAGAATCGACGTTAGTAAATTTTTTAACTTCATTAATCAATTCTGCAATAACAATGGTATCTGGCGCGTCGGATTCGTTTACAATATTCCAACTGTTTTGATAACCAGTTGGAGCAATAAGATGATGATCGGTTAACAAGCCATTAAAGGCAGTAATCATACCAGCGCCGTCGCCACCAGCGCCATGTAATAAAATTATTAAAGGTCGTGGACCGGTTCCATCTGTTGCAACTCTAATACTTGAACTATATTCAAATGTTCCTTGGGACCAGGTCGCGCTATAATTTAAATTTGTTCCATTAGTCAAACTTCCAACTGCGTCTAATACATTATCCGCCGTTACTAAATCGCTATCAACCGCAAAGTTTAAAATATCAGCCGTAATTTCATTTACTGGCGCAAGATCAAAAGGAGATCCTAAACCGTCATCATTAAAATATCTTAAAAATCCGTAATCTGTTAAAGCGCCGGTTTTTGATCTTAATAAGAATTGGTTAAAAGGTTTCGTACCCGCAAGATGCACGTTTTTACGAAGCAATTCTAAATAAGCAGAAGGATCAAGCTTTGATTTAATTTCATATGAATATTCTTGAATGTAATCGCTGTCTTGTATTTTTTTACCGGAGTCATAATATTCAAATATTTGTGTATCAGGATTTGTCCAATAACCATTTAAATGACTTGATTCGTCGGACCAAAATCCAGAAGTTTTCCCTTGTGTTTTTGCAATTACGGTTCCAGTGGCAGCAACTTCATCGTCACTGTTTATAAGTCTGCCTTCCGTGCCGTCTTTATATCCAAACCCTGAATTGTATATTCTTGCCGCTGTAATTTTACCAGTTGCAAACCGCGTGTCAGTTTTCATAATTGCGTTTTCGCCTAACACATTTGAATTAAAATCTTGTGCAACAGTTACAACTGGAAAAACCGATCCGTTTGCTCTTATGACGTCTCCTCCAGTAAAACCATAATACGTATATGGCGTTATTAATATCCATCCTGCTTGAGAATCCGTTCTCCTAACTATGCCAATTCTTCCAGTACCAGCTTCAGTAACTAATTCTCCAATATTGAACGACCCAGCACCCCCGGCGTTTTGAAGAATAAGGAACTGATCGTGAAGTTCAAAATTTGATAACGTTCTATCTTGCACTAACGCAAATACGTCGTTTACATAATTAGCACCTTCGCTTACATTTGCAAAATCTTTAATTTTTCCAAATGTAAAAGGAGTTAAGTCAAACGCGTCTGCTAATGCTGTATTGAGATTGACTGGCGACGCAGTACCACTCATTGCGCCTCCGACTTCGTAATCGGCGGCATTTAATGCTACATTAAGATAAGGATTAACTTCGTCGACAATTAAACTTACAGTTTCAGTATATTCCAATTCATTAACTTTTACGTCAAGCGGGTCACCAGTTTCAGGAAACAAATCTCCAGGTGACGATTCATTTAAAGCGGTAATCGCTGTTACGTTGATAGTAATATTTGGGTTTCTGTCAAGAGTTGAAAATGTAGGACCTAAAACAAAACCTGGATCTCCAAAAACAGACCTAACTCCTATTGCTGTTTTAGATTGACCTGTAATAATACCTTCATTTCCAAGTGAATCGGTTATTCTTTCGTATGGAATAAAATCAAGATTAACATTTTCTACAAAAAATACTTGATTTGAAACTAAAAGTTTTGTATTCTCTAATGTGTATCCCCAACCGCCTTCTGCCAAGTCATATATGATTTCGCCTTCTGCTTTATCGGATACTGCAGTAACGATTGCCTTTCCGCCATAGCCTGTAGTGCTTTCTACTGGAAAAATGTCTCCGACTTTATTACCAGTGGTACCGCCTGCAGTTGTGTCAATTTCTATTTCAGAAAAAGATCCATTAACTTGTCCAAAAGATACAACTTCTCCATTAATATTAGTTACAATTTGTTCGTATTTTTCAAATTGACCTTGTACTTGATCTATATAAATGATCGGTGTTCTAACTTTATAAAGTAGCACTATATTAATTTTATCAACGGCCGCCTTTGCGCCGGTGACAGATCCCGTAATGTTTCTTGCAATTAAATCTTTATAAGCGTATTCAATTCCGCTTTGACTCTTAAACACTCCTGTATTTGGATACAACTGTAAATAAACGCCAGTGTTCCAATTAGAAGACGACGGTTTAAACATTTTAGTTGCTGGGTATTCAACAATTACATTTTCATTGAAAAATAAACTAAAGAACAATTCTATGCCATCGCTTGTTCCCTTGCGTTGATGCAAATCATGTATGTTTCTTACAATAATATCAACCGCGTCTTCTTTATAAGGAAGATCTGGCAAATATTTTTTCTGAAAAAACACAAGCATCTGTTTTGCAGTGTATGCAATATCTCGATACTCAAACATTCGACGGGCATTATAATGGCTGGCCTTTGTATCCGTTTCCATCCATTTATAATATTCTTTAACGAGATCTACAAGCTCAGCGCCATTTTCCCTATAATATGCAGGGAATTGTCTATCAATTAAAAACGAAATGTTTTTATAAATTAATTCGTTTGTGTAATATGGCACAGCTTATATACTCTTAATTGATGTTTGTTGAAACGGAGTCTTTTGACTGTTGTTCTTCAAGAATCATTTTAACCCTTACATCTTCATCACGAATAACAAATACACGACCTAATGGAGACTTGATATCTCCTGACTTTGTTCTAGCCTTGATTTTAATACCTGATCCGCTGTATCTCGTTGCAAAAAATTTAATCAATTTTACTTCACCAGTTTCATAATTAACCGTTCCAGCGTTTGGATTTAATACTTCAGGATTAACTTGGTCAAATGTAATTACCTGAATATTACCCAAACCATCATCTTGTAAATATACGCAAGTTTCTCCAATATCAAAAGTACTACTTTCAATTGCTGGCTTGTATTCTGTAAATCCTGAAGATTTAACAAAAGGATAAGGTTTAATCAATTGTGATTCAAACTTAAACGTAGGATTTGCAACAGCACCAAAATTTGGTGAATATTCAATAATTGGTCTTGCTGTAATAACATTACTTAAAATTGCAGAATCGATATCATCGATTAATTTTGCAAGCTTTGATCTTCTAAATGTTTTATTAAACTCTTCAAGATTATCATCGGAATATGTACCAACTTTTTGACGAATTAAAGTTTCTAATTCGCTAATTGATTTATTTAAAAGTTTTGTTGTATAATATGCATTAATTTCAACGTCTGCAAATAAGAATTCTGTTTGGACAAACACTGGCTCAATACCTATTGGACTGCGGCCGATAAGATAATTAATATAAGTATTAGCTAATGTGTTTGAAATTAAACGAGTGTTGTCTCTAAGATATACTGAAATTGCAACTTTACCAAATTGAGGTGGATTTAATTGATCTCCGCTATATGCGGCGACTGCTGTAATTTCTGGAAACTTTTGTTTGAGCAATGTCTCATAGTCGCCAGAAGTAACTGCTCTTTGTTGAACTTGCAAAGATTTTGGCGCATTGAATCTAATTGATTCTAAAGATTCTCTTTCAGCACCTCCA